GAATAAAAGCAAATGACATGGGGTTCAGACAGCCGGTGACGCGGCAAAAACAGTGGAGCAGTCAAGAAGAGAAGCGCCTGGCGGCGATGATAAAGGATGGGCTTTCGTACCAAGAAATAGCAGACATTATGGGCCGCACATACGCAAGCATAAAAACGCGGGCAAGTGAGCTGCGACTCAAACATCCCGGCAAGGTGTACCCATTCTGGGTAGATCGTGGTGTCCCCTATGATCCGCCTAAAAAAGTAGGCCCCAACCTCACGCTTATCAAGGGTGAGGTTTACAAAGCGCCGGCATATAAGCTGATAGGCGGGGAGCGGGACGGGCGCATAGTGAGGCTTATCTATGAGGGCAAGAAAGGCCGGCACTATCTGTTTAGGTCAAAAATAGGCGGGTGGCGCATCAGCTATACGGATGCGCAGATTATGGATATCGAGCTAGTGAAGTAGGGGAGATGAACAGATGAACGAGGGAATAAAGCATAACGAGGGAATAAAGCATGACGAGGGAAAACCGAAATATGCCTTGCTTCCCTGGGATGCAGTAGAAGAGATCGTCAAAGTCTTAACCTACGGCGAGCAAAAGTACACGTCCAGAAACTGGGAAAAGGGTATGGCGTGGAGTAGACCGTTCTCGGCGGCGATACGTCACCTTACGGCGTTTTGGCAGCGCGGTGAAGAAATGGACCCGGAAACGGGGTTAAGCCACCTGGCCCATGCGTGTTGTTGCGTGTTGTTCCTCTTGTCTTATCAGTTGCGCTGGATAGGTGAGGATGATAGGCCGGGAGGTGGCGAATAATGGTGACATATCCTGATATATATGCAGTTGAATTCCAGCTAGAAAGAGTAATGGAGGCAATACAGAAGCTTGCGGCAGAAGTAGAAGCTCTTAGAAAAGAGCTAGAAGGAGGTGGCGAGTGATGATGCCGATCAGTGAGATACATGTTGGGGATGTGTACCGAAATCCTATGTATAAGAATGGGCTTGAGTTCGTAGTCGTAGACATAGATTACGAAGAAAAAATGATTAAGGTACAGCCCGTATCTAGCCAGTCCCGCGATGTTGAGTTTATTGGTAAGCCGTTCTGGAAATCCAACCGAGACAGGATGTTCTCGGAAAGTTGGAGAGTTTTGAGGGGGAGGTAGTGAGTGGAGGGATAATGGGCGATTGGACAGTCCATTGAGAATAAGTGGGAGAGGTTCAAATTCGAAGAGGAGGAAGAGAAATAATGCGTGACGCAAATATAGCGATCGTAACGGGGAATTTGGCAAGGGATCCAGAGGTTAGATATACGACATCAAATATGGCAGTTGCGCACTTTACGGTGGCGGCAAATCGCGGAATGCGCAACGGCGAGGATATGGGAGCCGACTTTATAAACGTGACGGCCTGGGACAAGACGGCCGAGGCCATAGAAAAATACCTCCGCAAGGGGGATAAGGTGCTAGTGCGCGGGAGCATCCGCGTGGATAGTTACGAAAGCGGGAATGAGAGGAAGTATAGGACATATATAAACGCCGAGCAGGTGCAATTTTTGCGGACAAAACAAACTGCGGCACGCGACATCCCAGGCGACAAGATATATGTAGGTGACGGGATCCCAGATAACGTTATGCCGGAAGAGGGACAGGATATAGATATCCCATTTTAGGAGGACTTAGGAGGACGCCATGCACGAGGCTCTAGCAGCGAAGCCTATACAAGAGAGGGACGCGCTGAATGCTCTATACAGCCGAAAGCCCGCAGCAGAAATAACGCTGCCGGGGCTACCGCCGACGGTAAATCATGCATATCGCAGGCGCGGCCGTGGAGGCGGCATGTTCATGACGAAGGCCGCCAGGGAATGGAAAGAGGCAGCGGAGATGGCGTGTCGCGCGGGGTATAGAAAGCGTGCCCCGTTGAATGGGCGCCTGGCCGTTCTCATTGTGTTCGTGGTGAAAACCCGAGGACGATGGGACCTGGACAACCGCCTCAAAAGCCTGCTCGACGCGCTCACAGGCGCTGGAGTGTGGGAGGACGATAAACAGATTTGCCACATCACGGCGCACATCGAGGTGAAAGGAGACGTGGAAGGACCCCACACGAAAATCTATGTGTGGGAGCTCCAGAAGGGGGGCGCTCTATGAGGTTGAGTCGTGAGTTTTTCCGTGCCACCGAGGCGGCGCTTTATGCCTACCCAAGCATCCTACAACAGATCCGCAATAGGGAGCGGTACATCGAGGCGCTATCTTACGCCTCGGCGGGATGCAATGACCCCGTACAAGGCGGGGTGAAGGTGGCGACGCAGGAGCGGGTATTTGAGCGAAAGGAAGGCGACATGCTATTGAGTATGTTGCGCCTTCAGGCATCACACATAGAAGGCGCCGTTAGCACTCTACCTGGAGAGGACCTGAAGAAGTTGGCAGAGCTGAGATACTTTAAGCGGGCGCCGCTGTGCGACATCCTGGAGGTTCTAGCTATATCTGAAAGGGCATTCTACCGCATGCGCCGCAAGGTCGTGGAGCATTGCGCGCCGTACGTGCTGGGGCCGTTTGGGTGGCTGTAACTTGGCAGAAAGTTGGCAGAAATAGAGGGTTATTCTGTGGTATCATATCTATGATGAGAAAGGCTGGGCCAAGAGCTCGGCCTTTTTTCATATTCCCCCTTTCCCCCTTGGGTGGCGCGTCATTACGGCGCCTTTTTTATATGCGTTATATGGGTTCAGGGAGCGTAAGGGCGCAAACCGCTATAGAAGGCGGAGGATGGGGCCGGCGGTTTAAACACAGAGGGGTGAAGCAATGCCACGCAAACCAGGTGAACAGTTCCGAAGGAAACCCAAGCGACGATATGAGCGCATATATGACATACAGAGGGGCAGCCCGGCGGAGCGGGGGTACGACACACAATGGCGAAAAGTGAGAAAGCAGAAACTACAAGAGCAGCCTTTGTGTGAGGTTTGTTTGAGGGCCGGGTATGTCACACCAGCAACAGAGGTTCATCACATTGTGCCTGTTTCTGAGGGCGGCGATGTGTACGCCTGGGACAATCTTATGTCGGTTTGTCATTCATGCCACATGAAACTACACGCTGAGCTTGAGCGTCGGAAGGGGTAGGGGGTGTGAAATCTCTAGAGCTGACGGCCTGGAGACCGCTCGCCGACCTTCGCGTGAGTTCCCGCAAAATTCATAAGGGGGGTGAAACTGTGGCGACGCGAGGACGAAAGCCGAAACCAACAGCCATAAAGCAGCTAGAGGGCAACCCCGGGAAACGGCCTTTGCCTCAGGAGCCTGTTTTTGGGTCCGCCTTCCCGGATGAGCCGCCGAAGTGGTTATCGCAAGAAGCAAAGCGCCTTTGGAAAGAGCTTGTTCCGCAGTTGCGCAGCATCCCCGGCCTGATCCAGTGCGTTGACGTGTCAGCCGTGGAGCTTTTGTGCGAGTCGTACGCTCAATGGCGCGAGGCGGCCTTAATCCTCCAGAAAGAGGGCCAGACCTTCACGACGCCCAACGGATATGTCCAGCAGCGGCCCGAGGTGGCTATTGCGCAGAAAAACGCGAAACTGGTTAAAGAGCTATGCGCCGAGTTTGGCCTAACGCCGTCGAGCCGTAGCCGCATAAATTTAAAACTGCCCGAAGGCGATGACGGTTTCGATGACTTTTAGGGCGGTGCAGGCGATATGGCTAAAGCATCTAAACTAAAGGCGCGCTTGAGGGAGGCTAAAAAACAGGGTTGGGCGCAATGGATCAAAAGCGAGGCGGACGAACGGGCGGTTTTGCATGGGTGTTATTTTGACGAGGCAGCCGCAAACAGGGTTGCTCAATTTTTCCCGCGGTTTTTGCGGCATTCTAAGGGGCAATGGGCCGGGCAGCCGTTTTATTTGCTGCCATGGCAGGAAGAGGGCATAATAAAGCCCTTGTTTGGGTGGAAACGGCCCGATGGGTTTAGAAGGTTTCGGACAGCATATATCGAAATTCCCAAGAAAAACGGGAAATCAACGTTATGCGCGGGCCTGGCGCTGTATCTACTCACGAAAGATAACGAACCGGGCGCGGAGATATACAGTGCGGCAGCCGACAGAGCACAGGCGTCTATCGTCTACAACGAGGCGGCGGCCATGATGAAGTCATCGCCACCATTGAGGAAACGGCTTAAAAACATCCCGTCACAAAAGGTTATCACGTATGAGGCGACTAACAGTTTCTACAAGGTTTTATCAGCCGACGCGTACACAAAAGAGGGCCTAAATATACATGGGTTACTGTTCGATGAGCTGCACGCGCAGAAAACAAGGGACCTATGGGACACACTAGCTTATGGAGGCGCGGCAAGGCGGCAGCCGCTTTTAATCGCCATTACAACGGCGGGGACGGATAAAAACAGTATTTGCTATGAACAGCACGAATACGCGGTAAAAGTTGCGGACGGAACAATTGAGGACGATACGTTTTTCCCGTTCGTTCTATGTGCTGATGAGCTTAAGGACGATTGGGAGGACCCGGAAGTTTGGAAAAGGGTAAACCCAAGCCTGGGCATAACGATATCCTGGGAGAGTTTCAAGGCGGACTTCAGGGCCGCGAAAGAAAGCCCGAGAAAGCAAAACGCATTCAAGCGATATCGGTTAAACATTTGGACCTCAACAGAAACACGATGGTTGGATATGGCCAAATGGGATGCATGCGACGCGGCGCCGGAGTTTCCGGAAAATGAGCCGTGTTACCTGGGCCTCGACCTTTCAAGCACAACAGATATCACCGCGGCCGCTCTGTTCTGCCCTAAGACCGGCGGCGTGAAGGTGTGGTCATGGATACCCCAAGAGAACATGGACGTTAGGGAACGCCGAGACAAGGTGCCCTTTTCACAATGGGCCCGGGATGGGTGGATAACGCCGACGCCGGGCAATGTAGTGGACTACGCATTTATCCGTAAGACGATAAACGACATAAAGGCGCAATATCCGGGGCTAAAAATAATCGGCTATGACGAATGGAATGCCACACAGTTAGCCCTACAGCTAGAGCAAGAGGACGGTATGTCTGTTATGCCGATACGGCAGGGGTTCCGAACATTGTCACCGGCATGCAAGGAGCTTGAAAAGCTAGTCATGGACGGGAAATTGAGGCATGGGGGGAACCCGGTCTTAAGATGGGCCGTTAATAACGTGGTCATTCAGAACGATCCGAACGACAATATAAGGCCGGTCAAGAACAAGGCAACAGAGCGCATAGACCCGGCGGTGGCCCTAATTATTGCAATTGCAGCATATCAGCAAATGCAACTAAAGGAGCAGGAGGAAAGCGTATATGAGGAGCGAGGCATTTTTGTTTTATAAGGGGGTGGTGATGTGTTTGAAAGGTTAAAGGCCATTGTATTGCGGCCCTTTCGCAGGAACAAGTCAACTTTGGAAAATCCCGCCGATTGGCTTGTGAAGTTTTTTAGCGGCGGACAATCAGCGACCGGGCTAAACGTTTCTGAAGATGACATTTTGCGGGTTTCGGCGGCGTTTGCATGCATAAATCTTATCAGCAACACTATTGCCTCTTTGCCTTTCCCGGTCTACAGGCGGCTACAGCCTCGAGGAAAAGAGCGGGCGCGGGACCATTACCTTTATGACATCCTCCAATATGAACCTAACCCCGAAATGACGGCCTTTGACTTCAGAAAAGTTATGCAGGTGCAGCTAGAGCTTTATGGCAATGCATACGCAAATATCGTTTATGACCGGGCGGGCCGGGTGGTGGAGCTTTGGCCTATTCCTACGCCGTATGTGAAGCCGCTCAAAAATGACGCCGGCTATTTAGCCGGGTATGAAATATCGTTGCCCGGTGGTGGGACGGCCCGCGTCATGCCCGAGGAAATGTTCCATATTAGGGGCCTGGGTGATGGCGTGGTAGGTTATAAGCCCTTGCAATATGCGCGCGAGATAATCGGCCTGGCCCTGGCCACGGAAGAATACGGGGCCGAGTTTTTCGCAAATGGGGCGGTTGCCTCTGGCATCGTCGAAATGCCTGGGAGGCTTTCCGTGGAGGCAATGCAAAAATTCAAGGAAGACTTCAGGAGCAAATATGAGGGCTTGGGGCGACGCCATAGAATTCTATTTTTGGAGCAGGGGTTAAAGTTCCACCAACTAACAATTCAAAACGACAATGCACAGTTCCTGGAGACGCGCAAATATCAGGTTGAAGAAGTGGCCCGGTTTTTTGGTGTTCCGCTGCATAAGATAGGGGCCCTGGACAGGGCGACGCTTTCAAACATCGAGCATCAGAGCATGGAGTTTGTCCAGGACTGTATAAGGCCGCGCGTGGTGAATTGGGAGCAGCAGGTAAGGCGGCAGTTGTTCAGAAAGAGCGAAAAGAAAACATATTTTGCCGAGTTTATCTTAGCAGGGCTATTGCGCGGCGATGCAAAAACAAGGGCAGAATACTATCACATAGGCCGCAATGACGGTTGGCTAAGTGCAAACGACATCAGGGAAATGGAGAATTTAAACCCGATACCAGCAGAGCAGGGCGGAGATGATTATCTAATCAACGGCAACATGATGCCTATTACGGCAGCAACACAAGAGAAAGGAGGGGGTGGCAGTGCCGATTAGTGGAAACGTGGAACGCCGGTTTTTTCACACCGAAATTGAGTTTAGAGCAGATGACGCCGAGCCTGTTATATCCGGTTATGCCGCGGTGTTCCATGCAATGTCAGAGGACTTGGGGGGTTTCCGAGAGGTCATTTTGCCCGGCGCCTTCGATGAAGCGTTGAAAGCGTCAGACATAAGGGCCCTTTTCAATCATGACCCGTCACAAATCGTGGCCCGTACAAAAAATGGGACCTTGAGCGTGTGGGAAGACGACAAGGGCCTTAGATATGAATTTACGCCGAACATGAAGACACAAGCGGGGCGAGACCTGGTTGAGTTAGTCAAGAGGGGTGATGTGGACCAGTCGAGTTTTGCATTTTCGATGGACGGCGGAATAGAAGAGTGGGACGACAGCGGGGATGTACCAGTTCGCCGAATTGTGAAGGTGGGCCGGCTTTATGACGTTTCGCCGGTGACATATCCCGCATACCCCGCAACGGAAGTTCAAGTTGCAAGGTCGGTGTTTGATGCCCTCGAGGAAATCAGGGCGAAAAAAGAGCGGGAAGAGGCAGAAAGAAGGGCAGAAATAGCCCGGAGGCTAAAGCTAAAAAGGTTAAGAGCAGAATTAAACTTTATCAGGGAGGTTATGTAACAATGGGTGTTAAAGAGTTACTGGAAAAGAGAGCAAATATATGGGAGCAGGCTAAGGCACTTATCGATAGGGCAGAGGCCGAGAATAGGGACCTTTCGGCCGAGGAGGAGCAGCAGTACCAGCGCATGATGGCCGAAATGGAGGAGCTAGCCAAGAGGGCCAAGCGCCTCGAGGAGGCTAAAAGGTTAGAGCAGGAGCTAGAGCAGAGGGCAAATGAGCCCATAAGGGCAAGCAGAGAGCCACAAAAAGAGAAAAGAGACGTGATTATGACCGCATTTAGGGACTATTTGACCAGGGGCATAATTACCCAAGAGTTACGCGACCTGGCCACCACCAGCGGAGCAGAGGGTGGATATTTGGTTGCGCCTCAAGAGTTTGCACAGGACCTTATACAGGCCATTGACAATGTCACTTTTGTGAGAAGGCTTGCCCGTGTATGGACTTTAACCACGTCCGACAGCTTGGGCGCCGTGAGTATTGACACGGACGTATCGGACGCAGATTGGACCTCTGAGGTGGGTAATATAACCGCGGACACGTCGCTTGCGTTTGGTTCGCGCACTTTGAAGCCCGAAATGCTATCTAAGTTGGTCAAGGTTTCCATGAAGCTGCTCAAGGTTTCCGCAATACCAGCCGAGCAGATAGTGAGAGACCGCCTAGCCTACAAGTTTGGCGTCACTCTAGAGAATGCGCTATTGAACGGCGATGGCAGTTCTAAGCCTCTGGGTGTTTTCGTGGCGGACAATAACGGTGTGCCCACCACGAGAGACGTAACCGATGGAAACACCACTACGGCCATATCCGCAGACAGCATTATTGCCGCAAAGTACGCACTCAAAGAGGGCTACAGGAGAAATGCCGCCTGGATATTCCACCGCGACATTTTGAAGGAAGTGGCCAAGCTAAAGGACAACGACGGACAGTATCTATGGAGGCCCGGGCTTGTAGCGGGACAGCCCGACACCTTGTCTGGGTTGCCTGTATATGAGAGCGAATACGCGCCAAACACCATGAGCGCCGGGGCTTATGTAGGTATCTTGGGCGACTTCAGTTATTACTGGATAGCCGAGTTGCAGGATATTGAAATCCAGAGACTAAATGAGCTGTTCGCCGCAAATTCACAGGTTGGGTTTATTGGCAGAATGTACGCCGACGGTCAGCCTGTTTTGGGCGAGGCCTTCGCGAGAATTCAGTTGGCCACTTCATAAGGTAGCATGATACGAGAGTAGGGCCGGGGTTTCCTGGCCCTTATTTTTGGAGGTGAGGCAATGCGGGTAAAGATGAAGAAAACAGCGTCAGGGCCATGGGGCATTTTTCAAGCAGGGAAAGAGTACGAAATCCCGCAGGCCATAGCAATGCAGTTTCTGAAGGCAGGCGCAGCCGAGGCCCTCGAGGCCGTGGAAATTGAGACGGCCGTTATAAATCCGCCTAAAAAAGCGGTGACGCGTGGGAAAAAGAGAAAGAAATAAAGGAGGTGGCGAAAAATGGGCCTACATCTAAAGACCGCGCCAACGTTTGAGCCGGTGACACTAGACGAAGCAAAGGCGCATTTGCGGGTGACACATGCCGATGATGACACATACATTACGGCCCTCATCAGCGTTGCCCGCGCGCATGTGGAGCGATACGCAAATATAGCAATCCCGGCGCAAACTTGGGTGTGGGCAATGGACAGATGGCCCGCGTTCCCGGTGGACATACCCAAGCCGCCTCTAATCGCCGTGACCTCATTTTCCTATACGGACCAGGACGGCGTCACGCACATAATCGATGCGGGAGACTACACAGTGGACGCGGAAAGATGGCCCGGGCGCCTATATTATGAGCCGCCGGCCGTTACTTTGGCCGATATTGGCGGAGTAAAAATAGAGTTTCAGGCGGGTTATGCTGACCCGGCCGCAATCCCGGCGGACATAAAACATGCAATTCTGCTGCTGATTGGGCATTGGTACGAAAACAGGGAAGACGTATCACCGGAGCGATTGCAGCAGGTGCCGCGGTGTGTGGATGCCCTTTTGGACCCGTGGAGGGTGTGGCCGATATGAGAATAGGCGAGCTGAGGGAAAAAATAACGGTGTATCGCGACAGCATGGCGCCGGATGGCATGGGCGGGTATACAAAAACGCGCAATGAGCTAATAAGCGCCTGGGCAAAGGTGGAAACGCAGGCCTCTGCATACCAGCAAGTGGCCGGGCAGGATGTAGAAATGAGAACACACACAATCACGATACGGTTCATATCAGGGGGGCCAAAGGCGGGCGACATAGTTGAGTGGCAAGGCGAGTTTTTGCGGGTTTTGGGCGTTCGATATGATGACCGACGGCGGTTTTGTATCATGGAATGCCGGCCGGAGGTGGGGTAAATGGCGATTGAAATTCACGTTGAGGGCTTGGACGATGTTTTAAAAGAGTTGCGCAATGCGCCAAAAGAGGCAAAAAGGGAAGTTGCGCAAGTCTTGCGGGAGGCGGCGATAGAAATAAGAGACGATGCCCGCCGGCGATGCCCGGTTGAGACGGGGGCCCTACAGCGCAGCGTGCGGTACTCTGTATCAAAGAAAAAGCTGGAGGCCCGGGTGTATGCAGGCGGGAAAGTAGGCGGCGAGGATGTTTTTTATGCGCCTTTTGTGGAGTTCGGAACAAAACATGCGCAAGCAAAGCCGTTTCTGTTTCCAGCAGCGAGAGCAAGAGAAAAAGAAACTATGGCAGAGCTAGAAGAGGCCCTTTTGCGGGCGATGGAGGCGGTATAAATGGCATATATAAGCACGTTCCAGGGTATATATGACACGTTGACCGCCTCGAGCGAGCTTATGGCGAAAGTGACGGGCGTTTTTGATGCATTGCCGCATGAACAGGCGTCGCCTTACATAGTGCTGGGAGCCATGCAAGCCCTACCAGGGCGGCTACTCGATGAAAGCGAACATGCCTGGAGCCTCGATATCCACATTTGGAGCGCGTACCAGGGCCGCAAAGAGGTTTTAGAGATAGTGGACATTCTAAAGGGCGTTTTGAGCGGCTATTTTTTCGAGGAGTTAGTGGTGCAAGAGGACCCGACAGGATGGTACCACGGAATTTTGACGGTTAGAGGATATTTGAAATAATTAAAGGAGGGCGCAAAAATGGCGGTACATGAGGGAAAATATGCAATTGTCCAAATTGACGTGAGCGGGACACCTACGCAGTTTGGCGAGGTGCGCAGCTATACATTGGAAATTACGTCGAACACAATTGATGTTTCAACCATTGGTACAGATTGGAAGGCTTATTTGAGAGGACAGAGGAGCTGGAGCGGCACTATTGAGTGTTTTTATGATCCTACGGATCCAGCACAGGCCGAGCTGGAAAGCCTAGTGGATGCGGGATCCTCCATACACCTCACTTTTTTGGATCTGGGCACCGGATCTGGGAAACCGTCGAAAGAGGGCGATGCGGTCGTGACAGGGGTAACAACGACGGTAACGTCAGAAGACGCAATAGGCTTGTCTATATCGTTCCAGGGAACCGGTCCTCTAACAACCACAACGCAACCATAGCCAACATAGGAGCATAGGGTGGTGAAATAATGGGGGTAAAGCTAGGCGGACGAGAATATGAGCTTAAATATACAGTAAACGCCATCAGGGCGCTTATCAAGGAGACCGGGAAAACCCCGGCCGAAATCTTACAAAACGGGTTTGACCCCACAGACTTTGAGCTGGGGGTAAAACTGATATGGGGTGCGCTGCTACACACAAACCCAAAATTAAAACCCGACACGGTGGGCGACTGGCTGGAGATGTCAGAGGGTGTGTATAGCGAAGCGGTCACGGCGGCAGCAACGGCGCTTATGGCTGCATTCCAAAAACAGTTTGGTGTTGAGGTAGGCATAGACGAGGAAGCGGAGGAAGACGCAAAAAACTGACCGCGGAGGACTGGGTGCGGTGGAGCGACGAGATGGCCTTAATCGCACTCGGTCCTCTACGTCTATCACATGAGGACTTGTGGCGCCTTACATGGGGAGAGTTAGAGGATCTCATTTATGCATGGCGATACAGTGAGTATCTGGAATACCAGAAAATAGCACACCTGGCCGCATGGCTTTTAAACGGTTCCGGAAACTTAAAAATACCTATCCGGGCAGATGAGCTTGTGGGCCGGTGGGTTGATGGCGTGGTTATGAGCGAAAAGCAATATCGGGAATATGTGAAAAAGAAAGTGAGACAGAAAAAAGCGGCCGTTGAGGAGGTGTAGGGATGGCAAAGAGGATAACGTATGTGTTCGGCGCGGACCTTTCAGAGCTTGAACGGTCATGGCGCAAAATAGAGAAAAACATGCAACGCCTATCAAGGCAAATGCGAACATATGGCGCCGCCATGACCAAAGCCTTTACGGTACCTTTGGCCGGTATCGGTTCCGCCGCCTCAAAGGCCGCGCTCGATGTAGAAAAAGCATTTTCTATTATTGCCCGGGGGACCGGGGCGCAAGGGCAAGAGCTAAAGGCCCTTGAGGACACCTGGCGGAAGATGGCGGGCAATGTGACGCAATCATTTGAGGAAAGCGCGCAAGTTCTAGCAGATTATAATACGCGCCTAGGGCTTACGGGCAAGACCCTGGCGGAAGTGTCCGAGAAGGCCCTAAATATGGCCCGTATGCTGGGCGAGGATGTCGGCGGCGTAGTGGCGCAATCGTCGAAAGCAATTCAGGATTGGGGCGTTGATGTGCAAGATGCGGCCTCTTTCTTGGATAAGCTGTTTGTGGCGGCGCAACAGACCGGCATAAGTGTATCGAAACTATCGGAGGGTCTATATAAATACGGTTCGCCGATGCGGGCCCTGGGGTTTGATATAGACACAGCTATTGCAACATTGGCAAATTTTGAAAAAGCAGGCGTAAACGTCGAGCTTGTTTTAGGCGCCTTGCGTCAAGGCCTGGCTAAAATGGCGAGAGAAGGAATACCCGAGGCGGATAAAGCTTTTGTAGAGCTATTGTCAAGAATACGAAACGCAGCGACGGACACAGAAGCAACGCGCCTGGCTATAGAGACGTTTGGTTCCAGGGCGGGCCCGGACCTGGCTATGGCGATTAGAGAGGGCCGTTTTTCGGTAGATAAATTGGTCGAGAGCCTACAAAAGGCCGACGGTGTTATAGACACAACAACACAGAGCACAGAGACTTTCGGCGAGAAATGGGCAAAAGTCAAAAATAAGGTGCTATTGGCCCTCGAGCCGATAGGCCGGCAGATTATGGACGTGGCCGAAAAGGCTATCCCGAAAATTGAGGGCGCGGTTTCGTCCATGGCCGAGAAAATCGCGCAAATGAGCGACGAAACCAAGCAAAAACTACTTGCTCTTGCCGGCGTTATGGCGGTGGGTGGCCCGTTGCTGATGGCGATTAGCGCCGTGGTTAGTTCTCTTTCCACGTTGGCCGGGGCGTTTGTAGCCCTTGTATCCGGACCGGCGGCGCCGATAGCCCTTACAATTGCGGGCATTTATGCGCTTATTAAGGCCTATCAGGACCTGGACGCAGTTCAAAAGAAAGTAACGGGCATGACACCGGACGAGGCCCTCGAGCGGAATAAATACCTACAAAAAGCGGGTGAAATTTTCCATCCAGCGCATGAAAGAAGTAGGTTTCGTCGTAGCCGGATTCCCCACATCCGCGCGCGCCACGGGAAATATCCCGTCACAGCGCAAGACTTTGAGGAAGTCAATAAAATCATCGATGAGCTTATGCCCAAAACGAAAGAGGCGCAAACACAGGTTGGTGACTTGGGCAAGGAAATTGAAGAAAGCATAAGAAATATCACCAAACAGGGAAACGACGCAATAAACACCACGACGGAAGAGGCCATTATCCCGGCGCTCACAAATATCGGAGAAAAAACAGACGAGCTAGGGAAAAAGGCGGCAGAGGTTCGCGACAAGTATAACGAAATGCTGGATGCCATACGCATTGCAGAGGCGGAGGCGGCATATGCGTTTCAATACGAAGGCGGGCCCATGCCCATGTCCATGTGGAAAGAGCAGGAATGGAACAACAGCGAGTTGAGGCAGGCCCAAGAGATAGGGCGCCGGGTGGCGGCGACACTAGAGGAGACGAAACAAAAAACTGAAGAAGTAGGCGGGGCGTTTGACCAGCTAGTGACAAAGTCGGACATGTGGGCAAAATCCTTAACAGACGGGATCGCGGATGCGATTGTACAAGGGCGAAGCTTATCCAGTGTTTTGCAGCAAATAGCGGCACAGCTGGCCAAAATGGTACTCAGTAAGGCCTTGACGGGGTTATTTGGAGGATTTGTCTCATTGTTCCATGAAGGCGGTATCGTAGGCGAAGAGGGCGTGCGGACGAAACTGCCGCGCTATCATTCAGGAGGCATTGTGGGGAGTAACGAAGAGCTTGCGGTGCTGCGCAAGGGCGAGGGCGTGTTCACGCCCGGCCAGATGCGGGCTTTGGGGAGTGCTGGAGGCGAAACGATCAACGTGACGATGAACATCAACGCTATTGACGCGCGATCTGTGGTCGAATTTTTCCGAGGCAACAAGGGCATGATCGAATCGCTTGTCGTCGAATCCATACATCGCGACGGCACGCTGAGAAAAGTTATA